ATGCACTCGCTAATGAAGCGCAGGGTGGGGCGCTCATACCCATCAGCCAACAGCGTCAGCATGTTATCTACTACGTCGTTGGTGCCGTGTGTTTCTTGGAACTTCTTGAGTTCCAGTGGTGTGCGAAAGCCCATTTGCTTTAGTCCTTAAAAGGAAAACTTGTCAAGCAGATCATTAACCTTAGCTTTAACTTCTTGCCGCGCTCCTTCTGCTTTGCGCAGATCGTCCATGTCCACGGTGTTGAGCAAGCCCAGCATATCGTGGCGCATCGACTCCAGCTTCGGGTCGTTGATAATGTTAAGGGCCTTAATCCTATCGCAAATCTCGATGCCGCTGTCGAGAAGCGAGTCGTAAAGCTTGCCTTTACGCTCCTTGCCATCAGGCCCGACCTCTACTGTTAACTGCTTAGCCATACGCTCAAGGTGATCCTTGACGCTACCGAACAGCGACTCGATGGCTTGCTCAACGCGTTTGTCAGATCGCTCTGCCAGCTTGCGCTGAAGCTCAGCCTGCGCTGCGTTGCCTACGTCGATGATGAAGTGACCCGTAGCAGGCACAGGGCTGTAGTCCAGCGTCCATGAAAACTTACTAGCGATAGCAGACGGAGACGGGTAGTCGTTGCGGTCGAACATCCCAGCCAGCACAAGCGCCTGTCCGGTAATGAGCGACGGATACAGCGTAATGAACTCAGACACCATGCTGACGAATTGCTCCTCGCGCTTTTTCATAGCGTCATCGAAGGCAGCGAACTGCGCAGCGGGCAGCAGGCGCTGGCCGTTGTCAGACCAAGGCAGCGTCGCACCGTAGACGTACACACGGGTCGCAGCAACGAACTTGTGAATGTTATCCAACTCACAGCGGCCAGCCATGAGGTTCTTGTTAACACGCGCCGAGTCCTTGGACTGCGCACTCTTGGCAGCGACGATCTCCTCGGACACGCCACGGTCCAGCTTGCGGGCAGTCCACTCCGAGACGTTGAACTCAACGATGGTGGCGCAGGTATCGACGTTGTAACGGGGAACGATGGTGTTAGACGTTTGCATGTTGACTCTCCTTGTTGGTGATATGAATAAGTTCGCAAGCAGCGACAATTGTTTCGATGAGTGGTGATATCTCTGCTTCTTTGGACGCAAAACCCCACGCGATCAGCATCTCTGGTATGCCTGCCGTGTGTATGTCACACGCGGAATACACGCTGACTGAGTACAGGGCTGTCGATCCTACTTCTTTCGACTCTGTGCGGTAGACGCCAGTGTTGTACGCAGGTATGTAGGCGATGCCTGTGATGTTGATGCTCATCAGCGCACCTTCAGGCGCAGGTGGATGAGGTCCTTGATACTGGACGCGATCATGTCAGCTTCCTCCTTAGTGTCAGTGAATGCGTACGCAAGCGTGTTCTCCGCTGGGTAGTCACGCCGGTATGCCATGGTTACCGTAACGTAGTATTTATTACCCGGCACGGGGTATCGAGTAGGCTTCACCTGCACATTGGCTTTCTCAACCTGTGCATGTGTTACGTAGTCGCACCCCTCCGGGATACAGATAGTTACTGTCGGTGCAGTGTTCACAGGGTCATGCTGTTGATACGCACAACCTTGCCGACAGGTGCGCGAAACGATGTGTTATCAACGACACCCCACAACTGAGGGATGTCGAGTCCACGCGCTTGCCTCTCGGAGCCATCGAGGTAGCCATCAGTCAGCCAGATCGCAGCGACAGGCTTGTACTTCTTAGCACGTACGTACTCGACCACTGCACCGGGTGAGGTACCACCGCCACCCTTGGGCTTGAACAGCTTGGCGATGTTGGCGTACTGAGCAGGCGTGAATAACTGCTCGCCTGCCACACGTGTGTCCCACCAGATAACGCGCACTGCCTCGGGGTTGGCAACCTGCACGATGCGCGCGATCTCACCGAACACTGTGGGATATACGCTACCCATAGACCCTGACGTATCGCAGTTAATGATTAGCTCACCCGCACGCTCATCGAACCTAGACGGCAGCACGATGTTGTTGAGGTGCTGCAGGCGCTTGTTGGGCGGGCTGAACGTGGAATACTCGTCGCCCTCGCACACCGTGTCGATGAACTCACGCATGGCGCTAGCCCAGTCGGTGCTACGTGTCTGTGCAAGCGCATCAAGCGGGCCACCACTACCCTTGCGACCAGCCAGCTTGTCAGCGATGAACTTGCCTTGACGCACCATGACATCGACCTGCTCGTTGTGCTTGTCAGCGTCAACATCGTCGGGCAGGGGCAGATGCGTATCGAGCGGCATACCCGGCTCACCCACACCATCATGCGGCTCACCCGCGCCTTGCTTGGGTTGCGCACCATCCTGCGGCGCACTAGCCTTACCACCGCTACCGTCTTTCTTGGGGTTGGGTCTATCCGGTGGTGGCTGATCTTTAATCAGCAGGCGCAGCACATCGAGCCAACTCATGTCGGTGTACTGCGCGTCGCAGCAGATAGACACACCAGCAGGACGCTCAACGAAACTGAACGTCGGGTCTAGCGACTCAATCATGAGGTTGATGACATGATCCTGCGCGATGTTGGACAGCAGCGGATACTTGCTGTTGATCTCCTTGTAGTCCGAGCAGTGCTTGAGCGCCTTGTGCATCACCTCGTGGGTGCGCAGGTAGCGCATCTGCTTGCGGTTCTGCTTGGCAACGAATGACGGTGCGTAGCATTCGTCGCGTCCGTTAGTGGCAGCGGTCTGCCACTTGTCATCGAATGACACGGTGCCCATCACGTAGAAGCCCGTGAGGAACGAGAACATGGGGCTACCCATGCAGTCCACGCCAGCCGCAGCAACGCGCTGCTCAGGCGTCAGACGATCCCAGTGTGTAGTGAGAGTCATGTGTGTTACTCCTTGTTAGTAGTTGGTTTACAGCTTGAACAGGTCACGGTTATTGCGCAGCATCGCACCGAACTCAGCGACGGTAACGAACAGCGACATCAGCGTGGCTGTGTTAGACACGCGCTTGCAGAACAGGATCTGCATCTCCTCACGGCACCGACCCATGTACTTAGTCACTGCCTGTGCCTCAGTGCGATCAGAGACACGTGTGAGGAACTTGAACAACTGAATGAGTTGAACAGTCGGGTTGGTGCTGAGACGCGCGCCCATGGGGTCAGCGACTACGTTCTCGAAAGTCTCAGCCTCTTGGCCTGACTGGAAGTACGCCATCATGAGCAGCGCGCACGCTTCGCCAACTGTGCCGATCAGCTTGGCACGCACCACATTGAGCGATAACTTGTTCGCCTTGGCCCCGCGCATCACGTGCGATGAGAACTCAAGGGTACGCGGTGAGGTGATCTTGTCTTGCTCCACGTACGGATTGAGGATCATCTGATTCTCCTTGGTCTGATCCCGACCCGCGTACTTGCCGCCGTACTCCTTGGAGTAGTCCATGAATGAGTCGCACACTTGCGGGTGCTCATGAATGAACCCGATCACCTCTGCCTCCCAGCCCTGCTCAGTGGCGTGCGCCACCAACTCCTCGCTCGTGGGCTTGCGCATGTACAGCGTGGCTTCCCGAGTCTTGAGGAACATCTGCGACGAATCACCGTAACCCTCGACACCGAGGTTGGATGCAAGGATGACGATACTGCCATCGGGCAGGTAGAAGTGACCCAGCCTGCGCTCGTAGATCACCGGAGCCAGTGCGTTCTTGGCGTACTTACTTGCCTTGTTGTACTCGTCAATGAACACGATGATGGGCTGGCTACCATCGACACCACGCTGGCTTGTGCGGCTCACGCCGAACCGCACATTTGGTAACTCATCTGAGATACCACGCTCAACGTCGAGCACAGGCAGCGTGATGCTGCCGTCACTGACTTGGGTTGCGTCGATGATTGAGAACCGGTGGGTGGGCAGCGCCTTGGCTACCAGCTTGCCGACAGCCGTCTTACCGATACCCGTCTCACCGAGAATGTGAGTGGTGAGAACGTGACCGTCGGCGACGATGGACTGTGCGACTTCGGCGTGCGACAGGAAGTTGGTGTAAGCGATCATGTGTGTTACTCCTTGTTTTGATTTCAAATACTACAGCCAAATAGTAGCTGTAAAGGTTGTGAGGGTCAAGCCCCGACCCTCATGGGGTACTGCAAACGTGTTTGCGACACGTGTAGCAAAGCTAGCGTGTCGCTCGCGTGCTTAGCGTGTCGCTCGCGTGCTTAGCGTGGGCGCAGGAAGTGTGAGCGTGCCGGGTAGTCCTCGACCAGCATGAACTTGGGCAGCGGCACGAACTCCTTGCCGTCCTTGATGCGGAACATCGACATCAGGTAGGTGGTGACTGACCGCTTCACCGCGTCTTGCGTGGGTAGTGTCTCCGTACCGTCTACCAAGTTCTTGCCATACAGATGCCGGAAGGCGCACATATATAGCGCGCGCATTGCCTCGATGGTATCGGGCGTGAAGTCAACGTCGGCACGCAGGAACTCGGACTCGGAGTTAATGATCTGCTCGCTGTTCTCACGAGACAGCCTATCCAGCGCAGTGGTGAACGGACCGAACTCATCCTGCAGGAAGCGCCACTTGCTTGTGCTTTGCCCGTCCACTGCCGCTTTTAAGTCAGTCAGTAGGCTCTCGATGCTGAACCACAGCATGTCGTGCATGAGGTCCATCTTACGGCGCATGTCTGCGCGCACTGCCTTGTCTTCTGTAGATGACTTCCTTTTGTACACGATCATGTGATCGCTCTCAGGCACGATGAGCCTGTCGTCCTCGTTGAACGTCAGCTTGGCTAGCCATTGATTGTCTATCCAGTGCTCACTCCTAGCGCAGTAGTTCAGTGGCACAGCTACGCGTGTGCCGTCCGTCGTATTGAACTCCTGTCCGTAGTGCCAGCCGTGCTGCCACATGAATGCGCGTGTGAGCGTGCTAGTCCACCCACCATACGTAAGGTAGACGACACGCTTGTTGTCCTCGGTCGGTGCCATGTAGCGGATGACGCTTGTGCTGTGCAGCACGAGGTCGAAGTACGCTGGGGTGCTAGTGGTTGCGTCGGTGGGGCCAGCGGTCATTCTGTACTGATACATGCGTGTGCTGGGCTTGCCATCTGATATGTAGATGGGGCGCTCGTTGTCTGACCACTTGGCTGAGCGTGGCTTGGGGTAGCGCGTGAAGAACATGAGCGCTTGGCTGTAGTTGCGGATGGTCTTGCACTTATCTGCTCTGTTGCCGAATGACATGGTGATTCTCCTTGGTTGTTTGTGTTTGGCACGCTAGGGGTAGCGTGCCCGTTACTCGCTCTTCATCCACTCTTCCAACTGCAGCGCCATGCGCAGCGCATCCAGTTGCTTCTGCGCCTTGACTCTGGCGAATGTGATCCTGATGTCCGTCGCATGCGCCGGCACGTATGTGCGGCTGAAACGAACGGTGTTTGTACGTGGGTCACGGGTGCCCACTTCTTGCAAGTAGTGTTCGTGCATTTTCATTCTCCTTCTGTAAGGGTTTGGTCGATCTCAAACACGGGGGCGTCCACACCGTCCTCGTGAATAGCCAAGTGCAACACGCCGCCGCGCAGGGGGCGCAGGGCTACGCATACCTCGTACTGGTTGGCGCTAGCGTCGTCGGGTTTGAGGGAAAGCCCCTTGCCGTCGGCAGTGTGGACAATTGACCAGCCGTTCACATTCAGTTTCACTTCTTCCTTTTTGTTTGGCACGGTTTTGTCGAGCCACGTGTACTTCTTGTAGTCGTCGAACCCGTACTCATCCTTCAAGTGGTCGGCGTCATCCACCTCGACCACGGGCGGGAAGTCGTAGGCGCGCAGAATCCACTGCGCCTCCTCTTTGCTGAAGGCGCGGCAGGGGGAGGGGCAGAACCCGTCGTACTCGGGGGTGATCGCGTCCGGGTCGTAGCTAAACTCGTGAGCCGTTTCGTACGGCTCGGTATCGGGCCAGCGTGAGTCGATGTGGCGGATGGTGCGGTAGTGAAGTTTCATGGTTACTCTCCTTTGGGGTCAATGGTTACGTGTGCGTGCGTCTCGATCCACACCTTAGCGCCGCATGACAGGGGTTTGTCTGGGCTGTAGATGACACGCGACGGTCCGTCGATGGCTACGCTGTGCGCGTATGTGTTGCTCTTGTATGTCTTGACTGTGAGGACAGGCTCATCGCCGCCTGTCTTGGCGTTGCGCTTAACAGCGTGCTGGTTAACGTGAATGATTGTCTTGATGGGCTTTGCGACACGTGTCGCAATCAGCTTGGTGATTTGCCTGTCTATAGCCTTATTGATCTCGTCTTTGTCCGCGAAGCGGTATAAGTTCTTGATCTCGTCCAGTGGGTTGATCTTCATGTTCACTCTCCTTTTGTTTGGCTCATAACAAATTCGCTCCACCATGAGGGTTGAGCGCGGCCTAAGTAGCCTCGCATGTACGAGTCCTCGATGCTCTGCATAGCAGAGTGAAATACAGTTATTAGTTCTAGTTTCTGCTCCTTTGGGATAGCGTTGTGCCATGGGTTGGGCGGTGTCCTACCTGCGTTTGTGTCCTCCTTGATAGCCGCTCTGGCGGCTATTAGAACTTCGTTGTATGCGATGAGTGCTGCGTTGATCGGTGCAGCCATGCTTACGCGCAGCGCGTAAGTGATTCTGTTTCTGTTCATCGTTGCTTCCCTATCTAGGGAAGCCAAGCATGCTTCGGTTGTGTCTTTGTTCTTCTCCCTCCATGCCTTGCGTAGGCCCGCCACGCGTCGCTCCTTGTTTATGTGAGCGCGTTGCGCTACGCGCATCTCGATGATGGGCGCAGGCAAGCCTGCAGTTGTGAGCTTCTTGAATAGCCCGACCGGGCCGAGCGTTCTCTTTGCGGGTTCTTTGCGACACGTGTCGCAAACACCGGAGGTTATCCATTCCTTATTCCAGCGCTGCTTCTGCGCTGGGGTTGCCTTCACTCGGAAGGATTCGCGGGGCTTGAACTGCCCGCAGCGTGAGCATGCTTGTTCGTTCATGGGGGTGTTAGTCCTTTGTTTTGGTTTCAATCACTGGAATATAGTCCAGCTTGGTCAAAAAAAGTCCACCACTTCAGGCCAAGTGGACGCATAGTGGGTCGCTGGAGATGCGCATGGTAGCGTAGTTGTTGGGTAGTCGGGCACAAGTGTATCCTTTTTTGCGGTACTTTATATAGCCAGACATTAAGAGGCTCAAAGAGTCCACTTACCCACTACCCTACTACTACTACTAATAATATATAAATATAGATACATAGATGCCCCAAATCTGGACGCGCCCAGTAGGCATGCGCTTCTCCGGTTACCCACTATGCGTCCACTGGTGCTGAAAACGTGGACGCGTTTTTTTCGACCCTATTTTTGACCCCGTATCACTAACGTATTACTGATATGGTCCTTGAGCATTGCTTTCTCCCGCTTCATGCGGGCTACGTGCGCAGCACGGCGACGGGCTGCTGATTCTTTGGTGTCCGCATGCGCGGACTTGTGCGTCTTGCTCATTTGGTTTGTCCTTTGATGGCGCGCAGCAGTGCTGCCTGCATTGGCGTGAGGGTTTTGGGATCGGCGCGCAGCAAGCGAGCATGCGCAGCCTGCGGAGTGTCCGTGTACTTTGAGATGGGACGACCGCCCAGCAGGGCGGGGACTTTGGTTGCTTTCATCATTTGCTCCGGTCGATGAGGATGGAAAGGGCTGCGCCAAGCGCAGCGGCGATGACACAGTAGCTAAGCGGCAAGGCCGCGTAGCCTGCGATGAGCGCCGCGAATGCGGCGAGTGAGATGGCGTTGAAGATCATGTTGTTTCCTTTACGATCTGGCGGCATACGCTGATTGTGTATGCGTCGAATTGCGCGTACGCCTTTGCTGGGTTGGTTTGCAGGTAGGCGACGCATGCCTCGTACTCCGGGAGGAACCAGCGCCATTCGTGATGTCGCTTGTCCAATACGTACGCAATCCGTGCATCGAGCGGTGCTCGTGCCTTCATATACATCGCCAACGTTTCATTCCACTTCAGACGAGGATCGCTCGTCTCATACTTCACTGGCACGGCGTCCTCGCCGACGATACACATGGCTATTTCGTAGCCGTCGTCTCCAACTAGCGCGCAGCGCTCGCCTTCCACAACCAGATGCTTGCCTTTAATGTAGACCCGCTGGTTTGGGTTGGTGTGCGGCTCATCCGCCACACAATACAGACCGCAGTCGATCAGCCCATCGCTGTCCTCCTCCAACGCGAACTTGTTGATTTGCTGCGCTTCAAGCGCGGCGTTGAGTTGCTCGGGTGTGAGTTTGAATGTTGCTTTCATGGTTTTCTCCTTTGGGTTGAATAGGCGTGGACTCTCACCCACGCCGTGATTGAGTTTGCGACACGTGTCGCAAACAGGTTTCTCAGATCGAAGCCTTGAACTTGCGCTTCTCGGCTGCGCTCAGCTTGCCGTACGCGGCAACAAGCTTCGCTACTGCGTCCTGCTGTGCGCTGCGCGCTCCACCCCTGTTGCTCATCGGGGTTGCGTCATACGGGCGAACCTCTCGATCCCACTGCTTCTGCGCGGCATCGTGCCGCGTGCCATCCGCAGACTTGAACCTCCATCCCGTGTCTGTGAGCTTAGCCTCACACTTGTAGCGCTTGTCCCACGTCCGGGCTAGCTGATTGATAAGCGCGGCAGGTGCATGCCCTGCCTTGTTGATGTGCTTCGCCATCTCGGCGTGGAAGTTAGCGCCGCCGTTGAGCATTGCGCGGGCTGCGGACAGGACGGTTGCGTATGTCATGGTGATCTCCAGTGTGTGAGTGGGTGGGTTAGGTTAGGCGAGTGCGACAGCGATGCCAGCCGCCAGTGCGCCGCCGACGAAGAGGATGCCGTTGACGCCGCTGACGAGTGCGAATGCGAAGGCAGCGGTCATTGCGCAGGCCGAGGCGACGAGCAGTGCGACGATGAGGATTTCCTTGAACATGGTGATCTCCGTAGGTTGTTGCCAGCACCGTGCTGACAGAACCATTATAACATTTGACATTATTGGCTAGTTCTAGTTGGCGGTGCAATTCAGCCTCGTTTGACCCCACCCATCCCCGACCCCCCAAATATCTTGGCGGCTGAACGACGCCGCAATAACACTATTTGTCTCCAACACCACAAAACTAATTACAATTCCAAAAACAAATGCAACCCCCCTAAAAATTTCTACAAAAATTCCAATGAGTCTTGTCAAGTTTTAGACAACTACAAATAAAAAAAGCCGCGCAGTGAGCGCGGCTTAAAGTCGGAGGGGAGTCCAACTGAGGAGAATTCACACAGGAACAGATTTAAGTGTATATTCACCATACCGAGGCGTCAATGCCTGCGCAGATATAAATATGCTTGACCACCTATTAGGCGAAGTTTCAACTAATGCTCCGGACGTTTATGACGATCCGGTAGTAGGATTTACGCCTTTAGAGAAGGCCAGCCCGTCTCAGGTTTTGGCCGCGCAAGTTGAGACGGGTAACTTCTTGCAGTCTCTCGGCGTCGAGGATGATGACGCAGTGGCTGCGTCTGCGCAGGTAGCCTCCGCACAAGAAGCGTTTCGCGGATTGATCGCGGATCAAGACGACCCAAAAGCAAAAAACAAGCTCCTGCGTGTACAGACCCCGCAGGCGGTGCGCCATTTAGTTGGCATGCTGACCGCGTATGACTGGGAGTTTGTCGAGCAGGCTAAGGAGCTACGCGGCTACGCCGTGTCAAAGATCGTTGAGGAAACAGGTCACCCCGACGCTAAGATCAGGCTGCGCGCGCTTGAACTGTTAGGTAAGGTCACTGAGGTGGGCCTGTTCACCGAGCGCATCGAGGTTAAGAAGACCGACATTTCCGACGCTGAGATCGACGCCAAGCTCATGGAGAAGCTAACCGCTCTGCGGTTAATCGAGGACGTAGAGGAAAGAAAGAAGGACGCAACTGACGCCGAAGTCGTCGGGGACGCCGAGTGAACGCTCCATTGAACGCAGCCGCGCTGGCGGCTATGAGTAAGCAGGAGAAGATCGCCCTGCTTGAACTTCTTGAGAAGAAAGAACACAAGGACGCTATCCAGCGTGCCCAAGACGATCCACTTGAGTTTGCCAAGCGGGTATACCCCGGCTTTAAGGTAGGCCCCCACCACCGCAAGCTTGCGAAGGTGTTTCAAGACGTAGCCACGGGTACGAAAAAGCGCGTGATTATCAATATCGCGCCTCGTATGGGTAAGTCTGAGTTCAGCAGCTACCTGTTCCCAGCGTGGTTTCTGGGAAAGTTCCCAGAAAAGAAAGTCATTATGGGCACCCACACTGCGGGCTTGTCCGAAGACTTTGGCCGAAGAGTCCGAAATCTAATTAACGACGACCCGGCATACGCAGAGATATTCCCGGCTACGAAGGTTGCGGACGACCAAAAGAGCGCTGGTAAGTGGTCAACGAGCGCAGGCGGTCAGTATTACGCAGCCGGTGTGGGCGGCGCGCTGGCTGGACGAGGCGCTGACTTATTCGTGGTGGACGACCCCCACTCTGAGCAGGACATCAAGACAAACAGTAACTTGACGTTCGATCAGGCTTGGTCATGGTTCCAGACTGGCCCGCTGCAGCGCTTGATGCCGGGCGGTGCGATCATCGTCATTATGACTCGTTGGTCACTATTGGACCTGACGGGCAGGCTGATTAGCTTCGCTGCCAAGAACCCGGACTCTGAGCCGTGGGAAGTCGTAGAGCTACCAGCCATACTGAATGAGAAGTCGTTGTGGCCTGAGCAGTGGCCCCTTGAGTCGCTGCTACAGAAAAAGGCGGCGATGGACCCCCGGTACTGGAACGCTCAGTACATGCAGCAGCCGACATCGGATGCAGCGGCGGTAATTAAAAGAGAATACTGGAACGTCTGGGAAGCCGAAGACCCGCCCAAGTGCGAGTGGGTTATTCAGACATGGGATACGGCGTACGAAGCCAAGACAAGTGCTGACTATTCTGCGTGTACTACGTGGGGTGTGTGGCACAACGACGAAGATAACGGTAACGCGCACATAATCCTGCTTGATGCGTTCAAAGACAGGATGGAGTTTCCAGAGTTAAAACAGGTTGCGTATAAGCACTGGAAGAAATGGGAACCTGACGCGTTTGTTATTGAGAAGAAAGCCGCAGGCGCACCGCTCATTCAGGAGCTTAGGGCCATGGGTATCCCAGTGGCTGAATACACGCCGTCACGCGGCAACGATAAGGTGACTCGGGTCAACGCGGTGTCGGATATGTTCTTTTCGGGCCGCGTATGGGCACCCGATAATCGCTGGGCGCGCGATGTAATTGAGGAAGTCGCTTCGTTTCCGGTGGGTGAACACGACGACTACGTAGATACTATGTCCATGGCGCTGCTCAGATTCAGGCAGGGCGGGCTAATTAGGCTTGATACGGACGAAAAAGACGAACCGGTATTCTGGCGCTCGCGTCGCGCCGCCTATTATTAAGAATTATTTAGGAAAAATAAGTAGCCATGGCAAATAATATGGATAAGGCCCTCTATCAAGCCCCAGAAGGCTTGGAGTCCGCGCAAGAAGAGCCTATTGAGATCGAAATTGTTGATCCCGAGGAGGTAAATATCGGTATTGGCGATCTGGAGATCGAAATCGACCCAAACGCGGAGGATGAGTCCGACTTTAGCGCCAATTTGGTCGAGAAAATGGAGGATAACGACCTCTCTACACTCGCAAGCGACCTTTTGGACGACATCGAGAACGATCTTGGGTCGCGTAAAGATTGGGAAGATACATATAAGGAAGGCATTAAGCTGCTTGGCCTTCAGTACGAAGAGCGCTCAGAGCCTTGGGAGGGCGCTTGCGGGGTGTTTCACCCCATGATTACCGAGGCAGTCGTTCGTTTCCAGTCTGAAACAATTATGGAGACGTTCCCGGCAGCAGGCCCGGTCAAGGCGAACATTGTTGGCGCGCCCACTAAAGAGAAAGAAGAAGCCTCTAAGCGAGTTGTTGACGACCTCAACTATCAGTTGATGGATGTCATGGTGGAGTTTCGCCCCGAACACGAGCGCATGCTGTGGAACCTGCCAAGCGCAGGTAGCGCGTTCAAAAAAGTTTATTACGACCCGTCAATGGAGCGGCAGACAAGCCGTTTTGTGCCCGCAGAGGACGTAATTCTGCCCTACGGAGTGTCCGATACCAGTACCGCTGAGCGGCTCACCCATAGGATGCGCAAATCCGAGAATGAAATCAAGCGTCTTATGCACGCCGGGTTTTATAAGGATGTTGAGCTTGGTGAACCGACAAAAAACACCAACGATTTGCAGAAGGCCAAAGACAAAGAAACCGGGTTTAGCGCCGATAACGACGACCGCTACGAGCTTTATGAAGTCCACGCCCTGTTGGAATTGCCGGGGTTTGACGACGAAAATGATGGCTTGGCGTGCCCATATGTTGTGACAATCCTGAAAGACACTCAGGAAATCCTGTCGATTCGCCGTAATTGGTATGAGGACGACAAGAAAAAGGCGAAGCGCGATCACTTCGTACACTACCAATACATCCCCGGCTACGGATCGTATGGGTTCGGGCTGTTCCACCTCGTTGGTGGGTTCGCAAAGAGCGCGACCTCGATCATGCGTCAGTTGGTGGACGCAGGCACGCTGAGTAACCTGCCCGGAGGGCTTAAGTCTAGAGGGTTACGCCTAAAGGGTGATGACACTCCCATCGCTCCGGGTGAATGGCGAGATGTGGATGTGCCCAGTGGTGCTATCAGAGACAATATTTTGCCTCTGCCTTATAAGGAGCCGAGCGCCACTCTGTATAACCTGCTCAACACAATCGTTGAAGAAGGCCGTCGATTCGCTGCCACCGCTGATCTTAAGATCGCGGATATGTCGGCTAACACCCCTGTGGGGACCACGCTGGCGATTCTTGAGCGCATGCTCAAGGTTATGAGCGCTGTGCAGGCGCGGGTTCACTTCGCGTTTAAGCAAGAACTGCGACTGCTGGCAGGGATAATTCGGGACTACGCCCCTGCGGCGTATGAGTTTGAGGTTGCGGATAACCAGCAGAAGGCCCGCAAGAGCGACTTCAGCCACGTTGACATTATCCCGGTGAGCGACCCCAACGCGGCCACAATGAGCCAGCGGGTAGTCCAGTACCAAGCCGTCATGCAGATGGCGCAGCAAGCCCCGCAGATTTATGACTTGCCGCAGTTGCACAGGCAGATGCTGCAGGTGCTCGGGATAAAAGAAGTGGCGAAGTTGGTGCCGGTCGATGACGACCAGAAGCCGCGTGACCCGGTGTCGGAGAACGGCAACATCCTGAAGATGAAGCCGGTCAAGGCGTTCCTGTACCAAGATCACCAAGCGCATATCGGCGCGCACATGGCGATGATGCAGGATCCGGCGATTGCCGCCCTAATTGGACAGAACCCGCAGGCGCAGGCCATCCAAGCCGCGCTCATGGCGCACGTTGCTGAGCACGTTGGGTTCTCATACAGGCAGCGTATTGAGAAGGCGCTGGGTGTGGCGTTGCCCGCTCCCGATGCTGACTTGCCGCAGGAGCTTGAGCTTGAGATGAGCCGGATGGTCGCTGAAGTCGCGCCCCGTCTCGTGGCTGAGAGCCAAGCCCAAGCTGCCCAGCAGCAGGCTCAGCAGGCGCAGCAAGACCCGATCATTCAGATGCAACAGCAGGAGTTGCAGATCAAGCAGGCGGATGTTCAGCGCAAACAGCAGAAGGACATGGCGGACATCCAGATCAAGCAGCAGGAGTTGCAGATTAAACAAGCTGAGCTTGCTGGCAAGCAGCAGCTTGAGGGTGTCAAGTTGTCCCACCAGTCCTCAGAGACGCAGAAAAAAGGGCAGTTGGATTTGTTCAAAGAAATGATGCGCTCTCGCGCTAAAGGAGGCGGTAATGGACAGAACTCTTGAGCTTTTGCTTCTTAAAGTCCGAGACGACTTAACCGCTAGACGAAATGCTCTGACCGAAGGCCAGTGCGGCACCTTCGATCAGTACCGGGAACTCACGGGGATTATTCGGGGTCTAATCCTTGCCGAGCAGCACATTATCGACCTCGCACGAACCATGGAAGAAGCAGATGAGTGAAGAACAATCCGCAGCAACGCAATTGCCCAAGCCGCAAGGGTACAAATTGCTGTGCGCAGTACCAGAAGTAGAAGATAAGTTTGAGTCTGGAATCCTTAAAGCGGACTCTTCGGTACGAATTGAAGAGCACAGCACGGTGGTCCTCTTTGTTATTAAGGCCGGTGAAATGGCTTATAAGGACGCGGACAAGTTTCCTACGGGGCCGTGGTGTAAAGAGGGCGACTTCGTTATTACCCGTGCTTACGCTGGCACTCGCCTGAAGATCCATGGTCGAGAGTTTCGGCTTATTAACGACGATATGGTCGAGGCTGTTGTCGAAGATCCCCGTGGTATTACCCGCGCTGGTTAAGGAGAAATAGTATGGCTGAGTACAAGTTCCCAGACGAAGAGAATAACGAAGCTGATGTCAACATCGACATCGACTCGGAAGGTGATATTGAGCTTGAAGTAGTTGACGATACGCCCGAGCCAGACCGAGGGCGCAAGTCACTGGACAAAGAGCCTGATGAAGTTACCGATGAAGAAGTAGCTACATATAGCGACAAAGTTCAGAAGCGCATCAAGGAGCTTGCACACTCAAAGCACGATGAACGCCGTGCTAAAGAAGCTGCTCTGCGTGAAAAAGAAGAGGCTGTTAAGTTTGCGCAGCAGGTTTTTGAAGAGAATAAAAAATTACGGGCTGGCTTGGCTGATAACCAGACCCAGAACGTAGAGCTTATTAAGGCAAAAGCCGGCTCCGAGCTTGATATTGCGCGACGCAAGTATAAAGAAGCGCAAGAATCCATGGACCCGGATCAGATTCTTGAAGCTCAAGAGGCGCTGACGGAAGCAAAGATTCGATTAAACCAGATCGAATCTTATCGCCCACCCCCTTTACAAGAAAAAGAAGATACGGTATATACTGAGTCTGTACCTCAGAACGTCACTGCTCCGGACGAAAAGGCTACGCGCTGGCAAGCGCAAAACCCTTGGTTTGGCGAAGATGACGAAATGACCAGTTTAGCGCTTGGGGTACACCGTAAACTGGTATCCGCTGGTATTGACCCGCGCACTGATGTTTATTACGAGCGCCTTAATGCTCGCATTAAAGAAATATTCCCCGATAAATTCGGTGGACCCTCTCGTAACGACAAAAAACCTGCGAATGTCGTTGCGCCAGCCACGCGTACAACTGGGGCGAAGAAAGTTCGCCTGACGCAGACGCAAGTGGCATTCGCAAAACGGCTCGGAGTCCCGTTACAAGACTACGCAAGAGAAGTTGCTAAACAAATGGGTAAAGACAATGGCTGAGAACCGTACTGATCGCAGTATTACTAACCGTGACGCGGAAACGCGTGAGCGGCGAGTTCGTCAGTGGCAGCCAGCCGCGACTCTTCCATCCCCTAATCCTATTCCCGGTTACGAGTTCCGATGGGTTCGTACCGCGATTCTTGGGCAGCCTGATCCGACTAATATGTCGGGCAAATTGCGCCAAGGCTGGGAACCGGTGAAGGCGGAGGACCACCCTGAGCTTATGCTCGACGCAACTAAATCTGGAAATATTGAGATTGGCGGGCTTATTCTCTGTAAGATCCCCACGGATTTTATGGACCAGCGCAGCCAATACTACGACAAGCAATCGCGCGCGCAGATGGATTCGGTCAATAACACGCTATTCCGTGAGAATGACCCCCGTATGCCTTTGTTCAAGGACCACAAGTCCGAGACTTCGCGCAGTGCATTTGGTACAGGTTCATCTAAACTTTAATTTTTGGAGGCCATAAATGGCTGCTGTAGCTTCTCCTTATGGGCTTCGTCCGATCAATTTGATCGGCGGTCGCCCCAATCCCGGCGGTGCCATGCGCGAAATCGCATACACCGTTGATAACGCCACGGCTATTTACACTGGCGACATCATCCTGATCGGCGCGTCTTCGGCGGGTCAGCCCACCGCCGCTTCGGCCACCGTTACGACTTCGACTGGTGGTGTGGTTGGCGTTTGCGTCGGTGTCAGCTATGTTGACCCGGTTCTGAAGTATCAAGTTCATACTCAGTTTTTGCCCGCAAACGCGGTCACTGCTGGCTACAAGAACATCGTCATCAAGGTTAACGACGATCCGCAACAGCTTTATCAGATCCAAGCGGCTGGTTCGGTTGCTGCAACGACTCGCGGCTATCAAGTAGCCGTTGAGAACCAAGGCGGTAGCGTCACCACGGGTCTTTCGACCCTTCGCGCTGGTACTCCCGCCCGTACGGCTACGCTCGCTCTTCGTATTGTTGACTTCATTGACGCCGGTAGCAACTTTACCGACCTCATCGTCAAGTTCAACACGGGCGTGCATATGTACGATGCAACCACCGTTACCGCCGCCTAAAAGGATATAAATCATGGCTATTAGTCGTTCCCAACTACTCAAGGAACTGCTCCCCGGCCTGAACGCACTGTTCGGCATGGAGTACAACCGCTACGGCGAAGAACACAAGGAAATCTACGAAGTCGAGAGTTCCGAGCGTTCGTTCGAAGAAGAAACCAAGCTGTCTGGTTTTGCTCCCGCCCCGGTGAAGACCGAAGGCGCTGCTATCGCCTACGACACTGCGCAAGAAGCATGGGTTGCTCGTTACACCCATGAAACCATTGCGATGGGCTTCTCTCTGACCGAAGAAGCTGTCGAAGACAACCTGTATGACTCGCTGTCGGCTCGTTACACCAAGGCTCTGGCCCGTGCAATGGCTTACACCAAGCAAGTCAAGGCTGCTTCGGTGCTGAACAATGGTTTCAGCCGTAACTTTCTGGGCGGTGACGACCGTTCGCTGTTTGGTACTAACTCGTCTGGCTCGGTGACTAACCACCCGCTGGTTAACGGTGGTACTAACTCCAACCGTCCCGCAACCAACGTCGATCTGAACGAAACCTCGCTTGAGGCGGCTGTTATCCAGATCGCTGCTTGGACCGATGAGCGCGGTATGCTGATTGCGGCTAAACCCCGTAAGCTGATTATCCCGCCGTCACTGATGTTCGTTGCTAAGCGTCTTCTGGAAACGGAACTGCGTGTTGGTACTACCGACAACGACATCAATGCGCTGAAGGCGATGGGTTCCATCCCCGAAGGCCATACGGTTAACCACTTCCTCGTGGATCCGGATGCTTGGTACCTGATGACCGACGTTCCTAACGGTCTGAAGCACTTCGTTCGTACCCCCATGTCCACCGGCATGGATGGTGACTTTGATACCGGCAACGTCCGTTACAAAGCCCGCGAGCGTTATAGCTTCGGCTGGTCTGACCCCCTCGGTATCTGGGGTTCGGCTGGTTCGACTGGTCCGACCATCCCGCTGTAAGGCTTGGGATTCTCGGTTGGAAAAGGGGCTTCGGCCCCTTTTCTTTTTGTGCTTTATATGTTAGTTTCTGAATAACCAAGATCACCTGCTCATCAACTGGCTTGGCAGACTTCTCCCTTGAGATGATGGGCGCAAATAAGGGAAACTATTATGTCGATGGCGACTTTTTCGGGTCCAGTTCGCTCGGGCACCGTCCGTTATGGCGCGAGTTCGAATACCGGCGTTATGGTGCTTGCACAGTCGGTTAATGTTGTAGCAACCACGCTGACTGGTAACGCCTTTACGCTGCCCGCTGGCTCGCAGATTCTGTCTGCTACGTTCTACACCACGACGGTGTTTAACGCGGCGACTACGGCTAAACTGACTATCGGCGCTACTGATATCACCGCAGCGGTGACTGTAACTGCCGCAGGCGCGTATACGCTTACTTTTGCAGCCGGTGGGATCGCTTTAGTGAACAACGTCGGCACTTCGGACGTTACGGTCACTTACACGCTTGGTGGCACGATTGCCACGGGTAATGGGACGATTGTTATTCAGTACGCACAGCGCAACGCTGACGGTTCGACCGCTCCTGCTTATAACCAAAACTGATTAGGGGGCTAAGATGCGCCCTGTTAGAGTTACATTAACAGCCGCCGGGGTTTCGGCCCCGATTATTCTGGATACTTACCGCGCTCCGTTTAGCGTGGGGATTGGCGTCACGAAGACGGGTACTGTCGACTATTCGGTGGAATACACCTACGACGACGTTTTCTCCAGCACGTTTAATCCTGCCACGGCTGGGTGGTTCGTTATGTCTGCGTTCCCGCTTACTACGGCTACATCCAAGGACGGGACGATTTCTTCTCCTGTAACGGCTGTACGTTTGAACGCTGTTACGATTACGTCAGGATCGCTCGTTATGACCGTGATCCAAGCCGGTATGCCGGGGAGTTGATTATGGCTATTGACACTGCTGCACTGCGGAAATTCCAAGACTTGTGGGGTCCGGTCCTTGAGGCCATCCCTGCGGTTTTGGAAGCCACCGCTAAGAAAGCCGACGTAGAGCGAGAACTGCGTATCAAGCAAATCGAAATTGACGAGGCTGGCAAAAAGATTGACGCCGCTTTTGTTGAGGCTGATAAGCGTCTATCTTCGGTTAATTCCGAGATGGAGCAAGTTATGCAGCAAAAAGAAAAAGCTTTGGCTGAGATCGAAGCCGCCAAGAAAGCTCAGGCTGAGAAAGTCGCTGCGGCTGAAAAAGCCTTTAGCGTGACTGAGACAGAGTGGGTTCAAAAGACCGCCGCTTTGCAAGCTCAGTTTGCTAAGGTCGAAGCCAATCTCGCTCAGAAGCTCACCGCCGCTGACGCTCAATACGCAGATAAAGTCGCTGCGCTTGAAGCCGATGTGAAGGATCTTGAGAAGCGTAAAGCTGCTGCTGAAAAGGCTCTGGACGCGCTGCGTAGCAAACTGGGGTAAGTTGTGGCGTCTATTCGCTCCAACCTACAAGATGGGCTGGACAGTGGTGAATACGAGTACACCCACGTGGTTGCTACGGTCACTGCTTCCGGCCCTACTACCATTTATACGCCCACGGCAGGCAAGCTAATTAGGCTGCGTTGGATTTACGCAATTAACGATCCCGGCTCTTCAGCTTCACCACTAATTAGGGTGTTTCTTGGGGCGCAAGAGTATTATCGGGTTTTCGCTCTGAGTAAGCGGCAAGTGATTAGTGGGGCTATTGACGCGCCTCTGATTATCAATCTTAGTGAAGCCGCAGAAGTAGCTGTAACTGCTATATTGGAAGAAGCGTAATGCCTGATCTTAGCGGCCAGATGGGTGAGCTACGTTTCACCCTCCAGATTAAGCGAAAAGAAACCGGCCTGACAGATACCGTTGAGTTGGTCGGTTACTTGGACGAAGAGAAACTGAAGGAATTGCAAAATGGCAGTAACTCACTCGACAGCAGCACGGAACGCAGCGACTGACGCTGTTACTGCGCTAATCTCTACCAGCGGAAAGCTGGTGTTTCGCATTTCGCCTTCTTCGGTGGCGTCCCCCGGCACTACGGTTGCTACACTGACTTTTAGTGCTACGGCCTTCGGCGCAGCGTCCAGCGGCACAGCTACAGCCAACGCCATCACCAGTGACACGAACGCGACCGGCAACGCTTCTCCTGTTGCGTTTGCTACCTTGCAGACTTCAGGCGGAACAATCGTGGTTCACTGCGCGGTAGCAGCGAGCGGTAGCGACATCAACCTGACTAACGGACTGACTGTATCAGCGGGTGATACGGTGTCTTGTTCAAGCCTGACCTACACTGCACTGACCGCATAACATGGCGATTAGGCACGTTTACAGCCAAACGGTTGCAGACGGCACCGCGACCAGCGTAGTCCGTCCAAGTGACTGGAACAGCGCCCACAATCAGACGCTCTTTATTGCTGGTAATACGGCGGGCGCGTCTTCGATTAGTGGCAGTGATATCTATTGGGCGGGTGGTAGTAACGTCACTCTGAGCGCCAACGGTTCGACCGTCAGTGTTATTGGCGTAGCTGCACAAACTGTAGATACAAACAAAGCCGGTACGGGCTTTACAAGTACCACGACCGCAGGTACTGCGGTTACCGCAGCTTTGGGTACCAACGGTCTATCAATGGCCGTGCCTGCGTTCCTCACCACGTATGCAAACGACCTCACTTCGGGTCGGGCCGGGACGGGCTTTACCTCTACTACGACGGCAGGCACCGCTGTAACGGCTGCACTAGGTACCAACGGCCTCTCGATGGCTGTGCCTCAGTTCATTACTACTTACGCTAATGACCTGACCTCGGGTCGGGCTGGAACTGGGTTTACATCTACGACGACTACTGGTACGGCGATCACTGCTGCGTTGGGCACTAACGGTCTGACGATGGCCGTGCCTCAGTTCACCACCTTGACGACGGGACGCGCAGGCGTAGGCTCAACGACTGCTGGCACCAATGTCTCCTTAACGCTGGGGGTCAATACCAATGGTGTGGCTCTGTCAGCGAACGTGGCTGATATTGATTACAACGCTTGGAATCTGGTTGGTAATACTGCGGGGACGACAGGAAGCACGATCACCACGCAAGGCCCGCTCTACTTCTCGGGTGGCAACAACGTCACTCTGAGCGGCAACTCAAACACCATCGTCATCTCTGCGGCTGCTGGCGGCGCTGGCGGTACAACTAATCAGACTGGCCCTAACATTGCTGCCAGCAACGGCACGATTACTTCTGGCACGGTGCTGTTTAGTAACGCTAACGGGGTTACTTTCGGTTTGAACGGTAGCACCATGACCGCTTCTATTATCCAAAACAGCACGAATGATGGCTGGGCACCGTATGCGGATCTTGAGGTAGTGGCTGGTCAGCAAGGTAACGGCACTCTGTATTTTGAACCTGAGCATAGCCCATATTACTTCCAAGATCGGGTGGGCATCCCGATTGCGTATTCCAACGCCTCTGGCAGCAATGGTACTTTGACGTTAAGTTACTGGGTAGGGTTCTACACACAGAACGTCAGCACGTTATCTCTGAGCGCGAGCACTTCCATTAGCACTGCTTTTACGTTCCAAGGCACAACGGGTACGCACTGGTCGCTGCACTCTGGTATGCGGCTGCTTACGATTCCTTGGTCATTGACGGTTGCTGAACAGGAAATTTATATCGCGCAAGTTTCCAGAACCTCGACTGGTGGCAATAACGCCTCTATCTCGCAGATGTTAGTGTCTAACATCAACAGTAACTTTGTCGGGTTCTTCGGCGCTTCTCATAACACGACCCAGCAGTTTACACAGGGCCAAGGCGTGTACTCCGTGTCAACAAGTGGTTTGCCTAGTAGCGTTGCGTTCAGCCAGATTCGTGGCTCGGACTCGCTTGCTCTACGCGCCCCCGCGCTCAGATTCATTAACGGCACGGTGTAATTATGGATATCGAATACTTTGCTGCGTGTGCGCGGTTAACTGTTGATGGGATGGTCTTTATCGTGCTGACCCAGCCTGTATCCGGTATCGC